TGCGTCTGTCAATAATCCTTTCATTTCGGCGTCTGACATGTCTGACCCTATGTGGACGTCTTCTCCCATCGCGTCAATTTGGTTTAGTTCAAAAAATTCTTTTTCGCTTTTGCCTGTTGATGCAGAATACGCACGTGATAAAATCAACAAAACGGCTATCTGATTCGTTGTTGTGACTGAAGATTGCCCTGTAGTGTGTCCTTTTTCATGGGGTACGTATTGTTGATTGTAAATGTCATACATAGTGCTTTTTTCTAAGGCAAGCATGTTAGAAGAAAACCATGTTTTAATAGATTCGTGTTCAGGGTGATTAGAAAACCCCTCTCCTCTTACTTTTGCTACCGCTTGTAAAACTTTGTGACTAACATTAGAGTCAAATGCCTTTCCATCTATAACCCAATGTTTGCGTTTGGAAGTTCGATTAGAAAAACGTTTATTGTAACCGCCTCCACTTAATCTAGTGCCGACGGCCCATGGTGCACTTTCACTCACTTGCGTCATTCGTTTATCCAAACTGTAATTGAACACCATGTTTCTTACGTAGGAAGATAGTTCTTGGGCGACTACTGTACGAATTCCTCCCGGATCAGCTTCCAATTTCTCTTTTGTCGATATGTAATTTTTTACAAATGCATGATGTAAATCATTGGGTATTTCTCCGCTGGTCAATTGTTCATGAACCAGACTCACTACAGATTTCAGCCATCCTGATCTCCGTAAGTCCAATCTTCTTCTGAGCGTTGCACGTTTCAATCCAAAGGGAGTTTGTTTCAAATAATCATTGCCTTCAAAAGGCACGCCACATGAGAACTTCCAAACGATACTACGCGCTACAAATTCTGGCGTTTTCAGATGGTGATTTTCAAATGCTTTAGGGACGGCGGATAAAAGCGCGTTGACAGCATCGTCATACTCTTGATCGGGTTTCGCGTCTAAGTCTTTATCTATCGCATATCTTGAAAGACTCTTGAAGATGTTACTTCCCGTAGCAAACTCTAAATGATTTTTCCCTATTTCTGCTTCCAATTGAATCAATGCTCGATTGCGTCTTCCTTTTGCGTATGTAGACATAGTTGGCAATTTCACTTTGCGAGTATAAGTAGTGTTCTTTAAAGCTGGTTGATTCGCCGGTTTGTGTCTATTCAAATCTCTTATCGCTCTTTCCATCGCTTCTTGACCTACAATATCCGTCAGTTTTACCGTATCTGACAATAGACCCAAGAATTTCACATATTGAGTCTGGGTGGTCGTTAATCGTTGTACTCCCCAAGACGCACGTGTTTTGACGGGCGGATCATCGGGATCTATACTTGGTATAAGGGCATAATTGGTCATGATCGTCGATAGCCCTGATAATGCATCACACGTATAGATATTTGCCCTTATTATAAACCCCGTAAAAAATTCCGTGATTTTCCTTGTGAATTCAAAATCTTGTTTTACTAAATTAACCATCATCTGATTATTGTTGCTTGTATTATAAGCTGGCATAACAGGG